ACCCGCGTTGACCGGGCTGGCCCGGTTCCCCCCGACACACCGACTGCTCCGATCGCTGCAGTTCCGCAATTGAACCCAAAGACTGATCTGAGACAACACGCCCCTGTGACACAACAGTATGACTTTGAGACCTTTGTGGGCGGAATGGATGATCTTCCTGCCATTCGCCGTGATGTTGAGGGACCGAATGCTCTCCAGCCTTCCGCATCGCCTTCCTTCTTTGGTGCCAGCCCCGATGAGACACCGAGCAATGTCGGCGTTGCTCCTAAGAAGGGCCTTGTTGAGACCTTTACTTCTGCGAGTGCCCCCTTTATGAATGTGATTGGTGAGGACGAGACCTACCGTCTGACTCCTGACTTTGGATCTGCTTTTGGCAGCAAGGGAGCACAAAAGGCTTCTGCGCAACCTCTTGGCTCTGGTCCGAGCCCAACAAGCAAAGAGACGGCGTATTTGACTCCGACGTCAATGATGCCAAGTGGAACACTGCCGTTTCCGAATATCGACAACTTTTGGAAAGATCGTGCTCTTGCTGGAGGTCAAAGCTCCTTCTTTGCTCACCTCAAACCACCTAGTGGAACACCCACTGGCCCTGTGACTGAACCTGAGGCGGCAGCAGATGTCCCTGCGAGTCGTCGTGAAGTCTTGACCAAGCTGGACCAAATCTTTGCACGGTTGGACGATATGGAGCAATCAAAGGGAGAAAATGCGCAGACTGAGGTGTTGCTCTTTATTTTAACTGGGTTGGGAGTGATTTTCTTAATGGACATTGGATGCCGTGCAGCAGCTGTTGCGGGTCGTCGTTAGTTTGTTTTTAAAAACAAACCAAGAAAGTTGATTAGTGCTTGTTCTTCAAGCCTAAATCAATTACTTACGATTCTTACGAGTTTTGCGATATAAGGTTCTGTTGCGACGAGACTTGCCGAGAAATTTCTTGAAGCGATTTCCGAGACTTGGCTTTGCAGCAGAAGCAGCCTTCTTGGCAGCATTTTTCGCGGCCTTGAGCTTTGCTTCTGACTCTGCGAGAGCAAGTTTCTGCTCATTTTGCTGACGCTTGATTTCTTCTTGTTGTTGCTTGACCACATTTTCAAGGTGCTTTTGCTCTTCCTTTGCTTCACGAGCAGCAATATTCTTCAAGCTTTGTTCAGATTCCTTCTTTTGACGTTCAGCTGCGTTTTGCTTTGCCTTTGCTAGATTGACGTAGTATTGTTGTTTCTTCTTGGACTCTTGTTGCTCCCCGTACGCCCGAAGAGTACGTTGGAATGCCTTAGGGCGCTCTTGGGACTCGTAGTTAAACCGACGAAGGATACTATCAGGAGAATTTCCACGAATACGGACTGGCTTTCCATCCACCATAAAGTCAGCATAATAGCGTTGTCCAGCTTTGCGTGTCAAATCGGTTCTGAATTTAGCTGATTTTCCAGAACGATTTCCTCTGAAATTCTTGGGATTATTCTCTACTTGAGTTTGTTTGGCGAGATCTGCTGAGATAGCTTCATTGGCAAGAGTGTTGACTTCAGGAAGCTTTGCAGTTTCACTCGTTGCTGTTGCATAGTTTGTGCTGACTCCTTGTAAAAAATCTTCTGAATTTTCCAGTGTATTTGTTTCCACCGTTGGCGTAGGAACATTCGGTGAAGGAGGTTCCTCTGCCTCTCCCTCTGTTTCAGCAGGAACAGAAATTGGTCTTAGCTTCCTTGCCTTTTCTGCTGCAATTGCAGCGTTAATTTCAGCAATTGTGGCATTGACATTTGCATTTCCAGTTCCAGCAGTCGCTCCTATTGTAGCTGCCTTTTCAATTTCTTCTTTTAGAATTCTAAGGCGCAAGCGCGCATTGACAAACGCTTTTTTTGTTCGTGAATCCACATTTGAACCAGACTCCTTCACTTGTTTTATTTTTTCAACCGCACTATCTATTGCTGCTTTCAGGGTGTCATACTTTTCTTGTGTAGTACGTGTATCATCTTTGTCCCCAAGAGCAGCCTCTAGTTCAAGAGCGGCATTCTCAGCAGCCGATTTATTTGCCGCCGCTGCTTCTTCAGGGTGTTCAGCTCTCCATTTTGTTTCTTCAGCCTTAAATTCAGTAAGCACCTCTGCATTAGACACATTTTCATCAGGTGACAGCGCATTTCCAGCAATTGCCACTGCCTCTGCGACATTTGTATTGAGAATCGCCTTGACCACTTGTTGAACAGCCCAGCATTTTTTGTCGACAATACTCGCATCGATCCCATCACACAAGGGCAACTGTTCCAAAAATGCCGTTTTGACTTCATCATTCACTTTATTTGCCAATGGCTGTCCTGGAGCAAGTCCATACTCAGTCAACACCTTTAGTTGTGCTTCGGTCCACGCCCCACCCTTCTGACCACCACCACGCATAACGTGAATAGGAGCAGAAGAAGCGCCAGGATCGGGCAATAGAGATGCGTTAGGATTAAAACCAGGTGGTGCGGACATAGTCAGCGCCTATCTATTCTATGTGCGTATTCTAAACGGCTTAAGAATTCCCTACATCGTGTAATAGCTATGGAAGAAGCCGTTCCACTAGAGTTTGAACTGTCAACCAATGAGACGCGTAAGCGTAAGATTCCCTGCCGTCGTGAGCTACTCATCCTGAGTCTCCAACGCTTCTACGCCCAACGAGACGATATTCAAAGTCTCATTCCGATTCTTCAAGGTAATGGTGATCTCTCACTGCGTTTGATTGACTGGTTTGTCACAAATTATGCCAAGAAACACCACGTGAGCTACCTCTTGAATCAACAGGAATTTGTTGTGTATTTGAATTATAAGAGTCAACTGAAGGCATATTCTAAGAAGCTGTTTGACCCCTTTTGCCGTCGTGAGCGGATTCTGTTCCAGTGCGGAACTCATGAGCCCTTTGAGACGACTGTTGGACAATTGAACTTTTTCCGTTGGGCCTTTGAGAAGAATATTCTACCGTATATGCGTGAGCATCTGGCGGATATTCTGCGCGAAGAGAAACTCAACAGAGCCAATGGAACTCAGAGTTCTGTTAGTTCAACGAGTTCAACAGAATCAGCACAAAGTTCAATTACAGCTTCCACGTCGTCTAGTAAATCCACGAGACGGCGTAGAACAGAAAAGGTGCCGAGTTCGGCCAAGATGCTTCTCAAGCAGGAAACAGAAATCAAGTTGACGTTTGATTAGATTATCTGAATGTGGCCTTCATGGTGTCTCTGGCTCGCCAGAGACACTACTCAGGGGCGGATTTTCAACA